GACTACATAACCAAGTTCGACCCCAAGATCGGCGCCAAGTTCGAAGAGTTCATCGCTTCCTACATCGCCGCGATCAGCACCAAATACGACGCTCAACTCAAAGACGAAGGATAACGACTCATGGCAAACTTCCTCGACGCCCTCAACGTAACCGCCGCCGACATTAAGAAGCCCAAGGCCCTCCCGGTCGGCACGTACTTGTGCCAGATGACCGGCCAGCCCAACTACAAAACCATTGGGCAAGCGCAAACTCCAATCGCGGAGTTCACCGCGACCGTGCGCCAGCCAATGCAGGACGTGGACGCGGAGCAACTGGCGGAGTTTGAAAACGGAGTTGCGGGTAAGACCATCCGCTGCACGTTCTTTCTGTCTCCCGACGCGCTGTATCGCTTCAAGGACTTTATGACGCTCTATTGCGGCATCGACGACGCCAAAGGCACCCGCACCCTGGCGGATATGGCCGCGGAAATTCCTGGCAAGTCGGTTTTGGTGAAGACTAAGCACCGCCCCGGCAACGGCAAGGACGGCACGATGGAACTCTACACCGACGTTGAGTCCTACGCCGCGCCCTAAAGCATGAATTGTGAGGAGGGCTTGTCCCTCCTCACGTTCACGGTTTGTTCCCAACACTTTTCACGCTGTGGGAATTTTGCAAATGCCCTCACTCAATGAAACTATCTATGGCGACAAGGCACAACCAATCGATTCTCTCCTGGCCGAACGCGGCGCCACTCACGGTGCCTTCGCCGACCACGCCCGCATTACTCAGAGATTGAAGGCTGTGATTGAGGAGGAACTTCGCCTGTGCAAGGGCGACCTCAATCCTATGATCGACGGCCGCGCCCGCATTACGGTGAATGAAGAATGGAACTTTATCATCTCCGAGTCCATCGACATGATTCTGCATAAGCTCGGCCGCATCGTAGCCGGCGACGCCACTCACCGTGATCATTTTGCGGATATTGCTGGCTATGCTCAGCTTGTAGTCAATGCTTTCGACCCGCCACCAACACCGGGCGGCGTGGCTTACATGACCAACAGTGATGGTAAGATGCAACGAGTTAACCCTAAGACTTTGGAGCCAATGAGCGAACGCATTCGCATGGCGACGCAAGGCTTTGAAGAGGAAATGACGCGGAGCCTGAAGTGAATGGGCTCGCACCGCATTATGCTGGTCGGCGAGGAGAAACGAGATGAGAGAACTTAAACTAACTAAGGGATTGGTTGCTTTGCTTGACGATGAGGACTTTGAGGAGGCGTGTCGTTATATGTGGTACGCTGACGCTGGCCCTTGGACGACATACGCTAAGACCGATCAGATTGCAGGTCGCCCGCGACTTCATACATTCATTATGCAGCCACTAAAGCCACTCGTCGTCGATCACATTGATAAGAACGGCCTCAACAACACAAGGGAGAACCTGCGAATAGTTTCGCAGGGAGTTAACTCTGCAATGATGGTTCGCCGGAATGGAATAAGAGCGAAGTATCGTGGGGTATATGAACACGGCAAGGGCTACATCGCACAAATAACTGTCGCTTATAAGAAACATTACCTTGGCTTCTTTCCTACCGCAGAAGAGGCAGCTTTAGCTTTTAATGAAGCCAGCCTGCGCCTGCGTGGAGAAGGATTCCCCCTCAATGCGCCATAAAATTATGTTGGTGGGGGAAGCGTATGGAAAAGATGAAGAACGAGAACGTCTCCCATTTGTGGGGGCAGCAGGTCATGAACTCAACCGTATGCTCACCGAGGCCGGCATCGAGCGGCACGCCTGCTACCTCACCAACGTATTCAACTTCCGACCCGAGAACAACGATGTCGATTCCATATGCACGACGAAGACTGGTGATCACCTTGGACTTCCCGCCGTCCGACCTGGGAAATACATTCGTGCGGAGTATCGAGGAGAACTTGAACGACTCCAAGGTGAAATCTTGGATGTTTCTCCGAATGTTATCGTCGCGCTTGGAAACGTGGCCTGCTGGGCAATCCTTGGCACCAGCGGTATCGGTAAAATTCGAGGGGCCGTCGGTCATACTGTAAGCCCGCCGAACTTCAAGTGCGTGCCGGCCTACCATCCCGCGGCCATCCTCAGACAATGGGAGTTGCGCCCTGTTACCGTACTTGACTTGGCTAAGGCTCGGCGCGAGAGCGCGTACCCGGAGGTCCGCCGACCCGAGCGCATAGTGTATGTGGACCCCACGCTTGAGGACCTTGATCAGTTCGAGCACGAACACCTCCGCACCGCACGCATCATTGCATTCGACATTGAAACCAGCGGCGACCAGATCACTTGCATCGGCTTCGCTCCCTCCAGATTTGTTTCAATAGTAGTTCCATTTGTGGACTATCGGGCGCCCGGCAACTCCTACTGGGCCGAGCGCGCCGATGAGCGCGCAGCTTGGAAGTGGGTCCGCCGAGTGCTAAACTTACCAGCTCGCAAGCTGGCACAGAATGGCCTCTACGACGTGAACTTCTTATGGAAGTACTACGGCATCACTGTGCGTAATTGGACTGACGACACAATGCTTATGCACCACGCCCTTCAGCCTGAGTCCCTCAAGGGCCTCGGCTTCCTCGGCTCCTGCTACACCAACGAAGCCTCATGGAAGTTAATGAATGGTAGAACTAAGTCAACGGAGACTAAACGAGATGCCTGACATATGCGTCATTGACATAGGGTCATTAGATATTGACGGGCCGGTGCCCTATGCACCGCTCATGAACGAAGCCATCATCCATTGCTTCGACCCGCAGGACATGCGCCACAACACCCACCGCATGTTCATCCACCAGGACATCATCGCCGATGGTGAGAAGCACACGCTGTACGTATGCAAGGCGCCGGGGATGACCTCTCTACTCGAACCGGACCCGCGTTCGCTTGCCCGCTTCCACCAGTTTAGCGAGTGGGGCACGGTCGTCCGCAAACATCCAGTTGAAACCGTGCGCCTTGATAAGTACGCTATCGAGCCCAACATGATCAAGCTCGACTGCCAAGGGGGCGAGTCACTTGCGCTTGCCTTCGCCGGCCGCACCCTTAAGTCCGTCGATGTCATCCACATCGAAGTGTCCTTCCACACACTTTACGTTAATCAAATACTCTTCTCCGGAGTGGACGAGGGCATGAGCGACGAAGGCTTCGAGCCCTACCAAATGGTCGCGCTCAAGCATTGGCCCACCGACCTCGGCATGATGTTGCTTGAGGCCGACATGGTCTACATCCGCCGCAAGCCGCGCAACCCCACCATCATGAACCACATCCTTCACTCATGCTACGGAGCACGCTAATGTCTACATGGCACAAGTGGACTATACCAGAGGACCGCGTTCTCAAAGCCTCGATCGCTGACCGCATTTGCCCTAAGCAAATTGCAATCAATCTCAACCGCGATATCCGTTCAGTCTATGGCCGCATGGAACGCCTCGGCCTCACTCTCCATCGGCGCCAACGACCGCCAATCCTCGAAAACAAAATAAAACTTACCCTCGCCGAGAGCCAGCAAATCTCCGACCTCGCCGCCGCCGCCAACATCCACAAATCCCAGTACCTTCAGCAACTCATCCGCAATCACTTGAGGACCGTCGCCAATGCGAGCGATTCAAACGCACCTACTCACGCCCTCGAACATGCCCGCCAGCAGCACTGAGAAACTTCACATCTACAACGGCCTCGACTGCATGGTCACGATGGAGGTCTTCGAGGTCCTTGACCCCCAACTCGACAATGCCACCCGCGCCACCTACGAACACAGCAAATCCCTCCAGGGTCCCGTCCTCGATATGTCCATGCGTGGCGTGCGCATCGACATTGACGAACGCACCAAGGTTCTCACTACGTACTTCGCGGACCTGCGCCGCATCGAGCGCGCCCTCAACCGCATCCTCGTCGAGGGCGTTGGTTACCCCTGCAACTGGAACTCGCCCGCGCAACTCAAGAAACTATTCTATGAAGTCCTCGGCCTCCCCACCATAACCAAACGCAGAGGTTCCGACTATGGCCCGACCGTCGATCGCAACGCGCTCGAAAAGCTCACGGCCTACTTCTTGGCCAAACCAATTGTCAGTCACATCCTTGCGCTGCGTGACATCGCGAAAAAGATTTCGACATTACGAACTGAGGTTGATTCAGACAATAGGATGCGAACCTCATACAACATTGCGGGGACAAACACTGGCCGTTTTTCTTCTTCCTCCTCCATTCTCGGAACCGGTGGTAATTTCCAAAACTGGGAAGAACGACTTCGTCGTATTTTCATCGCCGACCCTGGCTTCAAGCTTGCGTATATAGACCTAGAGCAAGCTGAGTCGCGGCTCGTTGGCGCGATTGAATGGAACCTCTTTGGCGACGGGACCTACCTAGATGCCTGCGAATCTGGTGATCTTCACACCGCAGTGGCTCGACTTGCGTGGCCTACTCTCAGTTGGACTGGCGATAAACTCGCCGATAAACTCGTTGCCGAACTTCCTTTCTACCGCCAACATTCATATCGCCATATGGCAAAGGTGCTTGGGCACGGCACAAACTATAATGGTCAGCCGTTCACGATGCATCAGCATACCAAAATCCCTATCCCCGCAATCGAACAATTCCAATCAGCCTACTTCAAAGCCTTCCCCGCGCACCAACGGTGGCACGCCCACGTAGCAAACCAAGTCCGTCAGGATGGCTACATGATCAATCTCATGGGCCGCAAGCGTTGGTTCTTCGGCCGGCGCGACGACCCCACCACCGTGCGTGAGGCCATAGCCTTCGATCCGCAAGGCAGCGTCGGCGACATATTGAACATTGGAATGAGGCAGGTTTGGGAAACCAATCTGTGCCAACTCCTCATGCAAGTCCACGACGCCATCCTAATCCAGTATCCCGAGGAGGATGAAGCCGCAGTGCTTCATGCCTTAACCGATCGCATCCTAGTCTATGTGCCACTACGTAACGGGAGGACGTTAGTGATTCCATGCGACGTAAAGAGCGGATGGAATTTCGCGTCGTGGTCGGAGGCCAACCCCGATGGACTCAGAAAGTGGAGGGGGGCCGATGAACGTAAACGCACCGCCGCCAGTGCTCGCAAGTCGCCGGCTAGCATCTTGGATATCGTCATTTGAAACCGCGACCGAGAACTTCCCATCGCCACTAATCCTGCGGCGGTGGGCTGGCATTGCGTGCGTGGCCGCGGTATTGCAACGGCGCGTGTGGACCTGGAACTCATGGTCCATGCGCCCGGCGTACCCGAACTTATATACGTTCTTGGTGACGCCGCCTGGCATAGGCAAGACGGCCCTCACTGGTGTGGTCGTCGGCTTCTGGCGCGCGATCGACGGCGGCGACATTAAGATGCACGTCTGCCCCAGCAACGTAAGCGGCGCGAGCCTGATAGATCAGTTAGCTGAAGCCAAAGTTCATGTGTTGCAGCCATTGAACCCAGTCGAACCTTACATCGAGTTCCATTCCCTCGCGGTGTGCTCGCACGAACTCGAAGTTCTCCTGCCGGCTTATGACCAAACCATGATGCCGAACCTAACAGACCTATGGGACTGCGGCGAGG